TTGGTTGGTGTTTGAAATACTTCCGGGAGGAAATCTAATGTTCTTACTCTAGCCATGTATATACTTATCTTACCTGTAATTCAGCGGGTGTGAGGGCTGGTACTACCACTACATCATTTGCAGTTGCGGCATTTACGAAAATCTCATACGGCATACATTTTATCTCATATAAATCTCCGAAGCTCATAGTTGGGTCATTGGGAACGAGAACAGCAGAACTAATCAACTCTCCGCAACTTGCATGTAAAAATGCACTAAGCTCTGAGAAATAGAATGTGTCTCCGAAGTTCCAATTATTAATACTAAAGTAATTGTTCATTGCTGCAAGTACCGTGCTGCGAATTTCACTGTCACTTGCATTTGTACTTGAACTCCTAATTACCTTAATTGTCCCTCGTAATGCAGGGTCTGCTTTGGGTCCAAACAATGGTTTGAAGACTACGCTATTCATGATTACTGCATCGCTCATCATCTTATAGTTATTTACACCACTGTATTCAGTGCTTAATTCAGTAATAGACGGACGTACCGGTTCTAGAATAGTATTAGTTGTATCTACGATCCAATTACTATACTCAGTATAATAAGCTTGTGTAACCAAATACAAGTCAATAATATTTGTGGTCACTGGGTCAATTCTAGTGGTATTGTTTGAGTTGTGTCTATACTGATACGACAATCCTTGTCTACCTGTAACAACTGAATATGAGTCCTGCTCTACCAACAAGTAGAACGGGGTAATAATGGTTTGGTCTTGAACAGTCTTATAAAACTTGTTTTCACCATATGCATAGAATAATGTTCCTACTGGATAATCATACTTTACGACTTCAATCTGAGATGTTGTTGAGTAAGCAAAATTTACATCCGCACTAGGAATAATATACTGCCTAGATAAATTAATAGCATCTTGTATCGTTCTAAAGAATACATATTTTCCAATATTAGAGGAACCCGTAGTGTAGCCGGTAATCTCACTAAAGAAATCTGGATTTAGAATCAATTGACGATTGTTAACGTCAGTTGCAGCTACTTCAACTTGGAAATCGTTAATGTACCCGTCACTCTCTACTGTCTGTCCTACAATATTTACCTGTAAGTCTTGACCTAAGGGAATATTTGATCCGAACTGTGTATTCACAGAAAGTACATTGACAAAATCTTGAATGATTTTTCCACTAAAGGGGTCGTACACTAGTTCATCTTTAGCAAAAGTAAATCTAGTATCAGCGACACTTCCAAAGTAATATGTCAATGAACGGTAAGTAATGCTATATGTATTTGCACCAGTACTAGTGAACTTTACAAAATAGTTTGGATCAGTAAAGCTAGAAATAGACCAACGATCTTGGTTAATCATCAATGAATTATTAAACACCAATGTAAAGTCTTGTTGCAATTCCATTCTGAACAAACATTCTTGAATCAGAGTTGTCGGGAACGCATTACCGAATACAGGAATTATTTCTGTAATTTGTACACCGTCAGGCACGTACCCATTTAGTTTAATTGGGCCCACGCCATTAGCAAAGCTACCGTTACCGTTATTGCTACCATCACCTGCAACATTAAGAACAGTTGACCAAATATAAGTTTGATTAGGACTAGGGGGAATACCTTGAACTAGTCGGTTAGTAGTAGCATCAAAATAGAACCCACTCGGAGCAACAAACTTACAGATAGCACCAGTTGTTATATACTTCATGTTCTGACTGTTGAAGATACCTACGCTCAGTGGTTGTTCTAAGCTACCGGTTACTGTATAGAAGTAGCCTGACTCGGTGCCGGTGTCTACTGTACTTGTCTTCCAATAAACAGTCCCGTCACCTGATGCTGCATTGACCGGATATCTTGTATAATTCTGAATATAGTACTGGGTCGCTCTGTTCAACGACAATATATTTGACAGTGTATCCGTAAAGAAAGCAATAATGTCACTAGTATTATTAATAGTTAGATTTAAGAAGCCATCAGCATTGTTTTGGTATAGTGCGCCGTCTCCGCCAAAACTATTTGTACTAGAATACTTACCGGTAGGGTCAAGTAAATCTAGATTCTTAGAAGTGCCTACACTTGAACGATTGATTGCTTTACTCTTAATGATAGAGCTATACAAGGTGTATGGGAAGTTATTATAGTCTTCACCATTAACCATACGATTTTGTGTGTAGTAACGAGTAGGAGCACGTTGCTTGATGTTATCAAGAGTTTCACGAGCTTGAGCAGTATTCACTGTTAACGGTAGTTCAAGCCCAAATGTAATTTGTTCTGCTCTACCTAAGCGGCTGATGTAAGTGAAGGTGACTGAGATGCCTTGCATTTCACTAGGACTAATTGCATATGTCAGCGCATTTCCTGCTCTTACGTATGCACGGAAGTTGCCAACTGGAATCTGACTAAACACCCCGTCACCGAATGTGTAAGTTACTTGGTCATTGAAGCGAGAACCTACTGAGAAAATCTTTCTATCTGAGAATTCAGTTTGCAAGTATGCATCTGCGTATACGTTTTCTACTTGTCTCCACGGGGTTCTAGTACCATCATCATTAAGTTGGAACAACCAAGTGTCACTGTTGTTTACACCCTGAATATCAACGGGGATATTTTGATTGCTAATCTGTTGCTGTAGGGTGAAGTCAAAGTTCTGAAGACTACCTTGCTTAAAGTAGAAGAAGAACCCAGTTTCGGCAGATCCAAAACCTAAACGGTCATTGCGATACACCATGTTGAATCTACCAGATGGGGCTGGTGGAATTTCATACACACTGTTTGAATCTACCGTAGTAACGCTGCACAACTCAAAATTCATAGTCTGACCATCAATCGTACTATTGAAAGGCACGATAGGAAGTGCAGTAGGAGGAATCTGCATTGTATATTCGCTGGTAGTTACTCCTGCTAATTCAGAAATATTAGCGGGGCGACCGATTCGTTGAGTATTAACTAGCGTAGCATTTACAATGGTATTGAATTGTTCGAGCCAGTTCGGATTAGCCGGGTCATTCCAAAGAATAGTTTGATTGCTAAGATTTAATCCATTGATATCAGTAATGTTCTGCGTAGTGCTGATACTAGATACTTTTAAGTAGCCTTGACCTGCAATGTTTCTTTTTGGAGTATAGCTAACAAGATTGGCAAGCTTAATAACACTGTCTCTACGTTCAGCAGTATCGATGAAGTTCTCACGAGCGTTCAAGTCATTACGGAAAGCAAGACCCTGACCCATAAAGGCGATGACATCAAGTAAATGAAACTCTTGCGTAGGGTTTCATAATCATAACTTCTAAAGTCGGCTTCACGGAACGTCTGGTATATAGTTTTCCAGTCGTTGAGGCCAAACAACGCAGATTGTCTTGAACTTGTTGCCATAGATTAATACTCTTTTCATGTATTTATCATTAGGAAAAGAGCAGGTTTTGTTAAATGAATGTAGCTGTATTAGTTGCGCTATTAAAAAATACGCTGATCAGTTCTGGTTGATTGAATGGGTTAATTGCAAGCTCAACTTCTAATAAGATACCATTTTCTTTAGGAAATGCTTTAACTGAATTAAGAATGATTCTAGGGTCTTGCGCTGCGACTCTAAAGATTTCATTTTCTAATTGGAACTGTACATCTGAAGTGTTTGGTTCAAATATGAAGCTCCAAACTTTAGTTCCGAAGCCCGGCTGTCCTACTTTACTACCTAAAGGAATATTAAGAGCATTTAAGAAATCTTGTGTCACTAACTGGGTATCAGTTAATCTATATTTCTTTCCCCAAACAATAGGTTGACGAATACCGCCCACGCCGTTATCGATTCCACCTACTGCATTAGTAGTTCTTGGCTTACAAGCGTCTTTAGTACTAAACCCTACATACTGTGCCATTAGTTATTCCTTATCCATTTCCTGAAGGGCCTATAATACCCGCAATTGTATTATTCAACTCTGCTTTACTTGTATTTATTTTTGTTTGTATACCTTCAATTGCAGTTGCACCAGAGCCAGTAACTGAAGATAACGCTGTTTTAGCAGTAGCCGTTATTTGCGTAGCACTAGAGGTCACTGTATTCACTGAATTAGTAACTGTCTTGATAGTTGAATTCACTGAGGAAACAGTAGATGATACAGATGTCGCTGCTTTAGTTAAGGAAGTCAGTGAACCGCTAAGTGAAGACGCTCCTCTAGATATTCCTGATACTGCACCAGTCAATGAACCTGTTAACTCAGATAGGCCAGATGTTAGACTTGATGCTGCATTAGCGATTCCACTAGCAGTCTCTCCGGCACCGGCAAGAAGGTCACCGGCAACATTATTAATATTATCTAAATTAATGATGTCATCTAAAAGTTTAGCGTATTCAGGATCAGTTGTTGCCTTATCAAATTCAGCAAGTGCTTTTTCAATTGCAGGATCTCCTGCAGGGAGATTTAGTTCTGCTTCATTATATGCTTTTGATTTTTCAAAAATCTTTTTATCAAATTCAGCAAGTTTATCTTGAAGCTGCTGATATTTTTTACCAACATCAAGTAGTTTCTGTGCTTGATCCTTAACATCCTGAGTAATTTCACCCAGTAGATTTGGTGTCGGGATTTTAGGATTGCCAAGAACAGATTTAATTTGCGAGGTGATTGAGCCTCTGTCAGTAGTATTAAATCCTACAGCAGGAAGCTTGATTGCAGCAGCACCGCCGGCACTTAGTGCTGACACTGAAGATGCTAGTTCTGCTGCCGCGCCTGCTGGCAAGCCCTTAGATACAAGTGCAGTTAGATTATCTAATTGCCCTCCGATATCATTTGCAAGTTTTTCCGCACTTTGTAGTCCGCTCATTACTGATGTCTGTGCATCCTTAATAAGTCCAGTAAGACTGCCTGCACCCGGAATGCTGTTTACTGCCCCGGTTGCTTTGTCGAGTACCGAGGATACCGACTTAATGCCACCTGCTAAATTACTAATACCAGATGCTACTTGAGATGACACTGCGGCAGTCGCACCTTTAGCAACAGTTGATGCGGCAGTAGATAATGCAGCCGTGCCGCCTGCTGCTAGAGCTGGACCCGCGCCAGCAAGACTACTTACATTATCAATTGCCCCAGTAATCTTATTAGCAGTGCTAGTAATAGATGTTGCGGCAGTAGATACGGAGTTTAGGGTGTTAGCAAATGATCCAACTGATCCACTAATTTTATTAGTTAATTGTCCAAGTGAACCGTTAACTGCTGAGACGGCTCCACTGACACCAGCAACAGTATTTTGCATTGAACTTGTAATCGAACTTAACGAAGATGTAGTTGACTTGATTGAACCGGTTAATGACGATACTGCACCTAAGGCACCGGATACGGATGCGGTCGCAGTGTTTACAGTGTTGGATATACTTTTCGCATTATCAGCTAGAGTACTTAACGAGCCACCGACATTTTTCAGAGCGGCTGAAGCACCACTAAGTGCGCCTGTCACCCCGCCTAGTGCGTTGGTTAGCTGCCCAGCCGCTTTACCAACGTTTGATAGCCCCTCAGTAAGTCCCTTAGAAGCCGTAGTCAATGTTGCACTAAGTTGTGAAAGTTGACCGGCTTCTGCCTGTGCTTTGGCTGCTGCTTCTTTGGCAATCGCAGTAAGATTCTGCGGTACGCCGGGCTTAAATGCCTTGAATGAATCCTTAATTGAGTTGAACGCATTAGTAGCAATGCCTTTTGCTGCGTCTTGAATTCCAGTAAGACCAGCAGGTCCGCCTGCATTCTTCATGGCGTTCAACGCACTTGAGAGTCCTCCCAATCCACCTAACTTATCAGCGAGTCCTGCTGCTGCTGTTCCAGCACCGATTGCCTTAAGTGCATTTGTTGCGCCGCCTACAGCACCTGCTATCTTGTTAGCAGTATTGATAGCTCCAGACACTTGATTCAATGCACCAGATACTTGATTCAATGCTTGACCTGCGGCTGAACCCACTAGTCCACTGACTGCGCCTGATACGCTGGTTAGTGTGCTGCTTGCTTTTCCTGCAACTTGAGAGATTGCAGCAATAGTTTCTTTTGGTCCTACTGTAGCTGCGGCAGTGACTAATCCGGTTGTAGTACCCGAAGATTCATTTCCGGTTAGTACACCACTGTTAGTGAGAAGTGTTTGTGCTTTCTGCATTGTAGTCGCCATTCCTTGCGCTTGTGCAGAAGTATTTTTTACGAATGATGTAAGATTCTCAGCACCCGGGATAGCAGTGAACAATGATGATGGCAATGCCTTATCAATGATAGATGTCGCAGCGTTTAGTCCAGTTGCAGTCACCTTAATGATGTCATTTGCTTGCGTAGCGATACCATTAATCAACGTAGATGCACCTGGCTTGAGTACTCCAGCTTGCTCCATTTGCTTTGGCGTCATTGCAAATGAACCTACAGCTACCGTTGCAGATTCGGAAGACGATGTTTTAGTTGTTGTCGTTACTCCGTTAGCTGTGGTAGTAGTGGTTGATGAAGAAGATGTTACTGAAGTAGTCACCCCGGATGCTGAAACAACCGCAGCACCTTGGGTAGTTGCTGCCGCTGCAGGTCCTTGTGCAGCCGTAGTAGCAACACTTGCAATTGCAGCATTCGTTGGTCCAGGCCCCATTGCTTTCGAAACTGATGGAGTAGTAGCTGGCACTGATGCTGCTGTCGCAATAGCTGGTGGAGAAGCGTTAGTTGCTGCTGCCGTAGTTGTTTGTTCTACAGCCGCAGAAGGTGCTGCCGGAAGTGAATCACTTGCGTTAAGAGTAGTCTTGACATCAACCCCTTGACCTGCGTTTGACCATGGTGCGTGTGCCGGAGCACGAGACGCAATAGTTAATAGTTTTGCTGGCGCTGCAATGAAACCTTTTTCTTCATCAAACAATGTATCAGTCTGTGCAACAATAGGAATTACAGGAACATCCTGTGGAGTAGTGCCTGGACCACCTGAGTTAAGATTTACTTTGCTACCGTTGACATATGCAATCCCGCCAGCAACCAACGAAGCTTCGCCGCCTGCTTGAAGCGCAACCGCACCGCCGGCTTTTCCTAAATAATTACCAATAGAAAATGCTTGAATATCTTTACCGGAACGAATCTTAGTATCTTCTTCTGAGTTAGTTTGAATGTTTTTACCCTGAAGATTTAGATTCTCCATAGCGTGAATGTTAATGTTTTGGTCAGCGTGAAGATTTAAATCTCCCTGTGTTCT